CTTGTAGATAGTACGGATAACTTCGCGGTTAATTTCAGCGAGGATCTCAGTACTCAAGATGTTAGCAAGTTCTGCTTCAGCGTTAAGACCGTGAATGGCCTTAAGGTCTTGAGCGAGTTCTAAACTGTACTCAGCTTTCAGTGCGCGTGACTTAGCAGTAACGGTGACTTTCTCAATCGAGAATGCCATCTGGTTGAAGGCATCAGATCCTGTACCACCCAGGTTCTCAGAGTCACCCGTGACCATTCCTTGACCAACGTCGTAGCCAATGGAAGAGGCACTACCGACAGGGTTAAGAACTCCGGGGTTAGTACCAGTTTGAGTTGAAGTAGTACCCATACCAGCAACAGCATCAGTCATGCCTGCTGTTAGGTCTCTTCCTGCATCCTGACCGGAGAAGGAAGTATCTGCTTCATTATAGAATGCTTCAGTACCACTCTGGTTGGTGTAGCGTGAACGCATTGCGAAGATTAGTCCAGTAGGACCGCTCATCGGCTGAACGCCAGCTAGGTCATAAGCAACCAAATTCGGCATCGAACGGCGAATTAGGCTGATTAGAACGGGGTCGAAACCAGCAACTGGACCACCAGCTGTGGCATCGGCACCAAATCCACCACCAGCACCAGCAGCATTACCTGAGTTGGTTGGAGTAGCTTCTTGTAGGTTAATACCTGTATTAAATGCTTGTTCCTCTTTGAGGAATCTTTCTTGGTTCTCTAGCAGGACGGCAGTAACTGCTCTACGATGATTGTCTTTGATTGGATCAAGACCTTCATAGTTTAGGAGCGGAGCCCACTTTTCCTGCAATTGTTCGGATTGGAACATTTGCGTTTACCTTTTACTAAATGTGTTTGTTTGTTTTAATGTTAAATTCAGGATGACTTAAATGCTGAAAGTGTATTCAGATAGCTAGCCATTGAACCGGATACTGATTCAGCGCCCGAGTTGTCTATTCCACCCGAAAGGGTTTCAGATTTAGCCGATGGAGATACGCCTTTAACGGGGAAATAAGATTCCTTTAAAGTCTCCAGTTTTTCACGATATTCGTCTTCACTTTCAAACTCCACACCTTCAGCAAGTGAGGCGAGCTTCTCTTTCTGCGTAGCGGCAAGGCCACCAGAAACATTATCGAGAATACCAGATGCAACCGACTCTCCGAGTCGCTTATTCAATCCGATGTTCTTCTCGATTTGCTCATTGAGCTTGGTTTCCATATCATCAAGTTTTTCTACCATGCTATGTAGGACATCATATTTTTCTTCAGGGATTTCTACATAATGTTCTTCAAATAGACCTTTCATTCCCTCAAGGAATGATTCGGTCATTTCTGTTTTAAGTCCTCGCTCGATGGCAAGGGCATTTTCGTTGAACCATTCATCTGCAACGTATTCTAGATAAGAATCAACACGCTCAGAGAGTTCTTCCTTTGCTTTTGCTACTTCTTCAGCAATAATTTCATTATGCTGTGCTTGTAGTTCTTCTCTAACTTCAGCAACTTTTGCCTTTAAAGCAGCTTCAAAGATTGTCTTTGCTTTTGCTCTAAATTCTTCGGAGAGTTCTTCACCGCCAAGAAGGGCATTAACATCATCTTCGATGTTAATTTCATCTTCAATAACTTCCTCTTCAACTACTTCATCAGTAACTTCAGAAGTTTCTTCTAGAGTGGCTTCAGCGTCCATTTCTTCCTCTTCCTTTTGCATGGGCATTGCGGGTTTTGCGCCCTTATTAACAACATCCTTAACTTGCTTAAGAGTGCCACCAGGTGTCTTTAACTTCGCTGAATCATCATCAGGCTTATAGTTTTCAGGTGTTGGACCACCCAAGTCTTCCACTTCTGTGCCAGGAAGCTTCTCCATCGGCTGTGCCGGTGCTGCATTAGCATTAACAGCAGTCTTGGATTGCTTTACGTCCTCTTCCATTGCTTGTAATTTAGTGCCACTAGACATTTGAAGTTCTCCGATGTACCTTTAAGTAATTTAATCTATATTTATTTATATATTAAGAAATTACAATGAATTTAAAAACTCATTGAATAGACCCAATTTTTGTTCATCAAGTCTTTTCTGATCAGTTAATGTATTAATAGTCTTGTAAGTTTTCTCTGCAAACTTTTCACGTAGAATACCACCATCCCATACCCAGTCCTTACCTTCCATAATTCCTGATACAAAAGCATCAGGTGCAGAAGGATCGGCAACGATATCAGCAGCAGTTGCTAACATAAAGTCTTCACCCACAACACTATAACCCTCTCGTGTTTGCTTAAGAGATCCAACACCTCTAGATGAAACACCAAGTTTTACTCCTTCCTCAACAAGAGAAGAAGCAATTTTTCCCATTGGTGTACTAAGGATCTTAGCCTTACCAATGAAATTCTGTCCATTCTCCCTTAAAGAGACAATCTTGTGGGATACCCTATCAAGATTAACAGTTGGACCATCAGGATGACCCAATTCTCCAAGTGCTCTACCTGATTGAATATGATTCTCATTATAACGAGAAACTTCTTTACGAAGCGTCTCCATCGGATACATCCGACCATTACGATTCTTGATATTTCCTTGAAGGAAAACTCCCTCAATATACATCGACTTCTTGCCGTTACGATTTTCGACTAGAAATTCGACCGATTCGATTTCTTCTCTAATGAGTTTCATCAGGCGTCTCCCGAGATTTGAACTTGTTGAATATAAGCAGCTCCATTAGGCCCATCGCCAAGAATGGAAACTTTATTAGATGCAATAGCTCTTGCATCCGTTATATTAGTAATATCAGCAAATCCACTGCTGGTATCTACATCAATTACCATTCTTGATTGTGCATAACCACCAGGAATGCCTTGAGTATTAATTGAAATAATTTTTTTATGACTAAAATTATATGTTGTTGGAGTAACTCCACTTATTGTCACATATTCACCAGTACCAAATGGACATTGAGTTCCCTCAGCAAAATCAACCGCAGTAGTAGTGCCAGTTGTAATTCCAGTTACTCTGTTAGATGCTTTTGTCATCCCCAAAGTAGCTTCTTTATCTGCTCCAATATAATAACTTTCAGATGTTGCTGATGGAGTATTTCCAACTGCAACATAACAAGGAGCACCTTTTGCATAAATCCTAATTGTATTCGATTGAACGTTAAAAGGATTAGTTGAGGTTCCAGTACCCAAACTAATTCCAATTGATGTTCCAACGCCTACTGTTCTATGTGCCATTTTATTATGATATCATTTATAATAGTTATTTATTAAACTCAATCCTCATCATCAATTCCATCTTCATCATTACCATTAAAGACAGAATTTGCTACTTGAGGGCGGAAGGCATTTACTTTATCAGCTGATTTTGCATATAACATATCTTTCAATTGATCACTAATCTGTGATGAAGACCCATCCGCAGCAATATTATCCATTAATTCATCCATTTTAATTTCATTAATAAGTGGTCTTTAGTATTTATATATTAATCTAAATTGTGCCACCCTTAGGCTTTACTATGTTTGCATCTAATTCAGTAGCATCAGTATTAGACTTTGTAGCACTATCCTCTGCTTCTGGTTCGCTTGCTGGTTGACCAAGATCCATTACCTGATCTAAAGGTAATCCGGTTTCTGGATCAACTGGAATAGAAGGATCTGGAATAGTACCATCTTTAATTTCCTTCTCAATAAGTTTATCTTGCTCAAGAATCTCTTCATCTGTTTGACGAAGAATTTTACGGCGTAGATAATCTTGAGAGAAGTATTTTCCGACATGAGGTGCTGCAACTTCAACCATACTCAATCTCTCATTAAGAAGTTCTGCTTCTTTGAGTTCGGAGAAATGATTATCATACAAGAAGTCATATTGAATATGCTCTTCCATTATATCCCAATCTTCTGGGGTGACAATATTTTTAAGAAGTAATTGAGTTCTCAACATATCATTAAACATATAAGAGAATCTCTTTCTCAGTCGTGCAACAAACTTACTGAACTTAACTTCATCCCTTAGGATCTCAGAAGATCTCCCCAAGTTAAATCCACCTTCTCCATCCATTCTTGAGGGTGGGACATTAAGGGAACGGTAGAGTTTCTTTTTAAAGTATTCAATATCAGTAATCTCTCCAAGGTTTTGGCCTCCTGGCAACGTTGTGATTTCCGTTCCCCGTCCACCTTCCCTTCTGGGCAACCAAAAATCCTCAAGCATGGACATGTATTTTTTGTCATCTCTAATTTCTCCTGTAGATGCATCATATACTAACTTGTTACGATAACGCATCATAACATCACGAAGATATTGTTCTGCCTTTACCTTAGGTAGATTACCAACATCAATATAGAAAATACGACGTTCTGGTGCTCTTGATAGTCTATAGATAACAAGACTATCCTCAATCATTCTAAGTTGATTAAGTGACTTAATTGCCTTGTGCAAATAAGAAAGAGTATTTCCTTTATTCCTATCTACAAGACCTGATGTGCAAAATGTAATAGAATCTTTAGTAAACTTTATACCACCATGACCACCCATAGATGCTGGGTTATTGGTCGGGTATGTCATCTTGGGATTATAGATGAAATACTCTTCAATCTCAGGAAATGCATAATCCATGGGATTGTCAGTATGCACATTAGCAAGACGCTGTTTGTCTTTAGGGTCTTTCTTCTGCTGACGAACAAAACGCATCTTCATTGCGTCAATATATCTTAACTCCTGAATTCCTTGATGTGGATTCTTCAGATCAATTACTTTATTATAATATAATCTACCATCAATATACCAATTCCTATAGATTTCATGCGATTTTCTATCAAAATCTAAAAGTTCTAAAATATATTTAAATTCTTTTCTGATCTTATCTTTTATACCATCACTGGCATTAAGATTTGAAAGTTCAATCGTTACTGGGCTATCATTAGTATCTGATACTACTGCCTCATTTACAATATCTTCAATGGCACTATCCGCTTCCGGATGTAGTGCCATTTCGCGATATCTTTTAATTAAATCAAATTCAGTTCTATAAACACCCTCAAGATCAATATAAGATCCAAAGAAACCACTACTTAAGTA